GAACGCCAGAAGAACTTAATACATCATCTAAGTCTCCGTAAAAAGCGTTCGCCATTTCGACACGATTTACGAAAAGTGAGCTGTTAATAGTTACAGACCCAGTAGAGGACGCGGTTACTACCTTACTAGGTTCTGACTGACCCTCCGTAGTAATCGAAAGACGATCAATGTCCGCTGGTGTCGCATTGATACCGAGGTTGGTCCGGGCCGTGGTAGTGTTGTCGAGATCAGACAAGTTACTTGCAGAGTTGAGGAAGCGGCTGTCTGACTGGACTTGTGTGTAGGTGTCTGCAACGGAGAAAGCACCGTACGCAATAATATCAATCTCATCCCCGGCGGCCGCAGGAGATGTCAAGACGACGTTTGTCCCGTCAGTCGCTGTGAAGTCGTCGACGTTACGTAGCTTTAAGCCGTTAAAGTAAAGGTCGAGGAATCCGGGGTCGTAGTTGGAGACAAACGTAGTTTGCCCCGCAGTGGCTGTGTACGAGTTTCGTTCTGCGGTACCGTTTACGGGAGAGCCAGCCTCAATCCACGCGGTTCCATTCCAGAAGAATGTCTGGTTTGTTGCGCTGTTGAAGTACAAGGCACCTGCTACGAGAGGGTCACCGTCGTTGTCAACTGTCGGAGCAACGGCCTTGATTCCGAGGTAACGGTCATCAAACGTGTCGTAGATTGTAGCCGCGGCGTTCTCAGACGCTAGGGCGGCGGCGGCACTTGCGGCGGCGGCAGTGAGGGGCTCGATTCGTGTGTCGAGGTGGGCTTTTGTTACTGCATCCTGTGCTGAAGTCGGATCTCCGAGACCGGTAATCTTGTAACCGCGCATCGGAATGTCAGAGTACATACCATACGTTGCGCTACCTGTCTTAAACTGTAGAAACGCAGGCTGAACTGTAGACGCATCTATCGTTCCGTTGCTGTATATGTTACGGAAACGAGATGAATTCGTACCGAGGTCATACACAACAGCGTTGGGGTAAGCACCACCACTACCAAATACTAACTCGAGACCTCTTCCCCCAGCACCATCAGGAAAGTACATGCCGGTACCGCCGAGGCGAGCGTTAGCTCCTCCACTTCCAAACAGAGGATTTTGAACTACGCCTGCCTGTGAGAAGACATCCTTAATTTCTGCAACATATGCTCCACCTCCAGTAGTGCCGTCGTGGCGGTGGCCTGTTGTGTCGTTGAACGCATCTTGAAGGGCGTTGAACTCGTTGTTTACCGGACCCGATTTTACGGTGTTATTGGGTACGATATCCCCTGCTGATTGTCGCGTGTAGCCCGCCATTTATCGTCTGTCTCCTACTCCAAATAGCATACTAAAACCTTGTATACTATGGCTTCCATATTGATCGTTTGCTGAATAACGAAGAGATACCGCAAAACCAGAGCCAGCGATATTAGTCCTCACAATAGGTGTGGGGTTACCGTCGTACACAGCGTCGCTATCAAACTTAGCCACGTTCCAGTACTCAGGTCTACCAAATGCTTCGATGTTATAATCAGCAGGTTTTGCAGACGCAAGGTCTTCGTAGTCGTAGTTTATTTTTAGTATAAGCTCTACGCTACCTTCGGCTCGAATGTAGGTAGATATTCGTGAAAAGTTTTTACGGATCTCAGGGTCACTCATAAAAATGTAGGGAGTTTGAAATACCGAAAATATATTATCGCCGTCAAATGTGTTTTTAAATTCTTGGCGGTGAACAAAGCCGTTCTGGTCACCATGTAAAACATACTCTTTTTGTCCGACATAATCAGAATCACAACAAGTAACCTGAATTCCCGCCAGTTGAGAAAACTCAAAACCAATTTGCCCCTGTCGGTTTTGACGTATGGCACCTAATATACCAAACGTGTCTTCGTTCTGAAAGAAATACCTAAACTGTGATTTACCCTTTATGACAACAGAAAGAAGCTCAGAAAGGTCTTGATTGAAGATGATGTCTGTCATCAAGCCTTGGATGTTTTTTGAGATAGTCTCAATATTGACATCGCCAATTTTGTCTGTGCCAGAAACTGGCCGTATACCGTCGGGTCCTAAGAAGAGAAGGTCTCCGCCAATCTCAACAACACTTTCTGGAGCAACACATCCAAGATCGTCCGTTACCGAAACAACCTGAAAATCTGCGATGCTTGTTCCCGCAAGTTTCTTAATGTTGTTCCGCCCAAATAAGTACAGCTCGTCACGGAAAGGTTTTATTTGGACGATTTCAAAACCAACATTAATACTACCAGCACCACTCGCGGGAGAAAAGTCGTCTTCATTAAGTGGTGCAGAAAAATAAAGTTCTTGCGGGCTCGCGGATGCTCCGGCAAGAAATACGTGATTTTTAAATGTTTGTCCTACCGAGGGGTCAACAGGAGCATTTGCGTGTGTTATTTGAGTGTAGGTTGTGCCGTCGTAGTAGGCGGCTGGGTTAACTCCGTCGAGTATTAAAATCTTTTCACCAACCCAGTTATACCGGATCATCTTAACGAGGCTGACGCCTGTCATGTTTACACTAGCTGGCGTTGTTATGGGAATCCAATCAGGGTAGGCTGTTCCTGAAATTATTGTACCAGACGGGTCATACTTATAAAGGTAGTCCGTGCCAGTATCTGGAGCTCGTGCCGCAAAAAACGCATCGTTGATATTATTTGCTACACAAACCCCTAAGATAGGGCCTGTGCCCGGAACTTCTGGCTGGTAATCAAAGGTGAATACCCCAGCGAGATCGATTTCTGTAAACTTAATTAGTTTTTCGTACCCGTTAATACGACGATAGCCCCCGTAAATTGAGGGCTCATAATTGATGAGGGAGATAGCACTGCCGGGAGTCTGCTCTCCTTGATAGAGAACATCTTGATTGGTGTTTAGACCTCCCTCACAAGATACCGTAACTACCTGTAGATCATCGGCCATTTAACGTACTACTCGAGAAACAAATTCATCAGGGAAGTCAAGAAGAACTCGGCGCATATACTCAAGACCATCCCTAAACTTTTGGTTGTGAAATTGCACAGCCTGTTCGTTAGAACGGAAGCGCATCATGTGGGTGAGAGCCCCCTCGATAATAATAAAATCGAATCGATCTGGAATAATCGTAGTGTCATCATGATTAACCAGAGGGCTAGGAAAGTTAAAATATGTGTGGCGAATGGTGTAGCCCCTGTCTGGGACTGGGCTAACCCCAAATTTCGAAGTCTGAGTCTGGTATACTCTTTCTGGCGCGGCTCGCTCAGATACAGCCGAATTTTCATCTTCTTGTCTATACTGTCTATTGTACTGGTCTAAGCTGATCGCTTCAAGTTTTTTCGCCTTAACTTGAGGATCTAGGGAATCGTCTTTCTGTAAAAAGAAAGAATCCCAATCTATGACGTGGGTGTCATTCGCGTAAGAATACTCTTGTACTCCGGGAGTTGTAGTCACAGTACGTACCGTATGCATGAAAGGCCACTGTTGTACGTACGATATAATTTCTTTTATCGAGGCGTTTACGGAGTCTTTAGCTACCGCTTGAATATTTCTCGCGTCGAGAAAATCAGCCTGACTAATTGTGACTTCGTTAATGCGGCGTAGTACCGCGTTGGTTAGGTCCCTATATGCTAAAGCCATGTGCTACCCCGGTAGTAGGAAAAATTCTTCGACAGTACACATCACATCGACATGAGGAGTAGTGCCGGTCGCAGTAACTGTAATCGTATCCCCCGGCTCCATAACCATTTCTGCCCCCGTAAACTGTATGTACTCCTCAGCGGACATGTTTTTACCTCCGAGAATATGCATGTGGGAGTCGACACCGAGAGTAGTCTGCGTGGCAGGAGCACGATTAAATTCTACATCTACGGTAACATTACCTCCAGTGTTCACAACAAATACAAGAGATACATGGGACCGGCAGTTTGATGGACACGTGTACAGTGTTTCTTCTTGTGCATCAGTATCGCACTCGACGTTATGTGTTCTAATTCTACTGTGTGTTGATATATTTGATGAGCTCACGCCCACTCTCCAGTAGCCATCGCCTGACAGAGACGCTCTGCTCGACGTCCTACTTGTCTAGCCCACTTTGAGTCCATCATCTGGTCTGCGGCTTCTTCCCAATTTTCGTCTTCGATAGCCGCCCACATGTTCTGAAACTTCATTAAGGTTGGAATACCTAGATTGAAGCCCATGTCAACAAGCACACGCTGACGAACAGAATCAAGTCCAGCAACTTCGGGTTTCTTCTCAAGAAGTTCATCTTCAACGATCATGATATCTGTTTGTAGCAAATACCGAGCTTCGTCTTCCGTGATTCCACGCTCTTCAATGTTTCGACCTACGCCGATAGTCAGCTTATCTGCTGTACAACGGTAGGGTTTCAACTCCAAGCCTTCATGGTCGATGAGTTGATCTTCGAGGTCTTTGGTGGTGTATTTCATCATGTTAACATTTCCATCGTCTACGTGCGGCTTTACCACGTTCACCTGTCCACCCTTTAGAACGGGCACAAAAACTTTTCTTACGTGCGGCGCGTTTACCTTTCGGATTATCTTCAGTAACAGGAGCCTTGAGGTTTGAACCCGTTGCTCTGTTGTACTTTGCACGGCCCTTTGCGGTAAGTCCACCACCTTCTTTTACGGACTGTTTCTCACCACGACCTACAGATAAGCTTGGGTTTTTCTTGGACTTACCACCTCGAGCCATTGCCCAACGGTCTGTGTATCCTTTACTTTCTGCCACGTGCTTTGCTCCACCTTTCTGTGTAACCGCCCATTGCTTTGGCAGAACGCTTCAAGGCTTCTTCTGTGGGTGCTCCCTTAGATCCCGGTTTACGCATACGTTCTTTAGAACCTTCTTTGATTCGCTTACGTTTTGCGTGGATGTTGTCCCAAAGTCCTCTTTGACCCATAGTGTATATACCCCCGGCGGGCTTAATCGGATTTTATATTATGAAATTCTTTATGTCAACACCCCGTGAGATGCTGACGTAAAGAAGGGGCCCGAAGGCCCCGACTTAGTGGTACTTAAAGTGCAGTACCTGTAGCGGCGTCAGTGTCGATAACACCACGGACAAGACCTTCTGGGCGAAGAACCTTGCGGCCGAATACGTGGAGACCACGTACGATGTCAGCGAACGTACCAGTGTCACGTACGACTTCTGTCTTAGCGATGTGCGATGCAGTCGCTGTAGAAGACATGTGACCAGCAAGTACGACGTTTTCGTCGTCTAACTGAGAAGCGATTGTAACAACGTCTGTACCAGTGTTGTTCAACGCAGTTGTCTTGTAGCAGTTCATGCCAGCGATGTTACCCGCCATAACGAGACCGTTACGGAGTGGAGATGTTCCATCACCAGTGACCTGTACTTCTGCGAACTTAGAACCCGCTTTGAAGAGGATTTCATAGAATGCAGGAGGTGCTACGAAGAAACGGTTTTCTTCTGGGATTGAGTTGTCGTCCAACGCACGAGCCATCGCGAGCATCAAGTTGACAGCAGTGTCGCCGCCAGTTGCGCCTGAGATGTCGATACCGCCAGCCGCTGTACCGTACGCCGCACCTGTAGTGCCCGCACCGTCAGCCATAGCTTGAAGGACGTTAGCGTCGTACTTGCGCTTCAAAGAGAACGCACCTGAAGAAGTAGCCAACGCCTCAAAGTTAACGTGTGACTGACGCTCTTCGATGTCGTCGATCTTGAACGCGAAAGCATTCGCTTGGTCAACAACCATTGTGATCTGATCGTCCGCCAAATCCTGTGGAGATACAGTTGATCCACGAGAGTAGGCAGAGACAGTGATTGTTGGTTCTTTGATGATGCGTACTGTGTCACCGAAGTTTTCGATTTCACCTGCATAATCAGTGTTTGTGATATCCTCTGCAACAGAGGCACGACGGAAAAACTTCAGAACCTTCTGAGAGAAGATTTCTGGAGTAAAATTACCACTTGGCAGGTTGGTATACCCTGATGCGACTCCAAAAGCCATTTTATTACCCTTCCTTATGAGATAGTTAGGTTGTTTTTAAAGTTATGCTCTATAGTCAATCCGGCCTTCTTTTTTCGCGGCATCAATTTCAGCTTCGAGCTTTTCAAATTGCCACGGCTTTAGTCGACCGATTTCGGAAGCTTTCCAGACTTTCTTTTCTGAGTTAGCTTCCCCAGCTATATCCTTTGCAGTCGAGCGTGTTACTGCGGCCGCTGGATCGGCATCTTTGGACCTTTTCGTAGTCTTAGTCCCTGTGTCTGCCTTATAAAGATCGACAACTCGAATTGCCCACCGTGCGTCTGTGTTGTTCTTGTAGATACCGTCAGCAATTGATGCGGGCTGATCGTCCAACCACATCAAAAATTTCTCATTGGTTTTAAGCTGACTAAAATCCGGATGCGCTGAAATTAATTCTTTATACGCATTCTGAACAATTAAGTTCTGCTCTTTACCTTTGAGTTGCTGTACTTCATCTTTAAGTTCTTTAAGACGGTTTTCAGCTTGCAATGTCGATACAGTTTCTACAATTGCGTACACGTCAGGGTATTTATCCCTAAATGCCGCCAATTCTTCTGGCGTTTTAGGCAGTTCAGATTGTGAAAGACCACTGTCTTTTCCTGCTTGCCTTGCGCTCGCTAGTTCTTGCCGTTCTGTCTTCCACTCCTCGAGCTTCGAGTCGTAGTGACGTTTGAGGTCGTCGTAGCGTTTTTTGTAGTCTGTATCCGAACCCTGTTGAGGTTCAGCGAAACTCGTACTTTCTTGCTCTGGAGTAGCCTCTTCTTCCGAGGGGTCCTGTGCTTCTACAGTTTCTTCGTCGTCATCCTGATAGACTTCTTCACGGTACTTACCACGGTATAAGTTGTCGTCGTTAATTGTACCGAAGCTATCATTTGCTTTATTGGCGCGATGCCCTTTTGGTTTTGCCATTTTATTCTCCTATCTCACGGGGCCTCATGGCTGAGGGTAGCCGGTAGGTGTGTTACACGGGGCCCGTCGAAACGGGGTAGCCGTTGGTTAAATCACTCAAATTCAGGAGGAATATCTATAAACCCAGTATCTGAATTTGGTATTTTAATATTTACACTACGCTTATGGTCTGGTTGTACATACCGAGCAAATAGCTCCGCCGCAAGCTGAGGTGTATCTAAATTTTTAAGGATGTCGATGAGTTCTACCTCATCTTTTCCTATCATTTCCCGTAGTTCTCGGGTATTAAAGTTGTACTCATCGTCGATTACCACGCCATCGTTATTTTCAGTAGCACGATACTCACCAAGGGTTGTTTGTAGCTGGTACAGAGGGTTGTTTAGTATTTTTAACAACTCCATTGTCCCGCCGGGATTGGCAACTTCATTTACGTAATAGTTTCTAACTGACGTTTTGTTGCGGGTATCTTCGTAGGTTTTTAATTGATTGCGTAAAACTTCGAGAGCTTCTTTTTGAAATTCTGGATCATCCATGTGTCGGAGCATTTCTGGTGGGACGTATTTCCCACGGTAGTCTCGGTATATTGTATGCCCTGTTTTGCCGTCTTCTTCGGCAACAAACGGCGTTCCTTGCTCAATACGGCGTCGCAATTCTGCTTCATGCTCTGTGTTTCGAGACTTTGCTCGTTCCACGGCGTCAGCCATTGCTTTAAGTTCTTCTTCGGTAAAATCTTCTTCCGTAATAGGAGAATCTTTACCGGCAATAAACTCCCCGAGAAGTCTTACATTTGTGGGGATAGCTTTGTATAAAGAACCCCCGTCAAACTTTTTTTGTCGTTCAATAAAGCCTCCGTCTACAGAGGCCATAACCTGAGCTTCACCTTCAACAGGTTCTGAAGCTTCAGCTTGCCCATATTCTTCAACTCTCTCTGCTACTTCTTCTTGTCCGAGAGAATTTATTTGCTTGAGTTTCTTGAGTCCGATGATACGGACGAGAACGGGGGGAACGAGAACTTCACCTTCGGAAACGGCAACAGAAACAGAGTCCTCATCAACAATTGTACTGTCGCTAGCAGAGATGTCAATCCCCTGCCTCTCAGCTTCTTGGAGTGCGGACACCAGCAACTTACGTATCCGTTCGCTACCATACTCTTCAACAGCAGATGCGTTAATAACAAAAGTACCTTCTGGAACAGAGCCCTCAACGTCATCAGCAACAGTATCTGCTTCGCTAACTTCTTCTGGGGTGCGTCCATTAACAAAGCCAACAGGGCCTTCTACCATATCGCCGTCAGACTTGCCTGCCCGACCCCCTGCCGCTAATGATAACGGTTCAGAGTCGTCTTCTCCCTCGTCAGGGCCAGACACACTAGCGAAAGACTCTTCTCGCTCCGCGTAGGAACTAGCTGACTCCTGAGAGTCCCGATCCGAGCTATCCTCAAGATTAAAGTTGTAGCGGTTTGTTACTCCCGTTTCAGGGTCTGTAACTTCTCGCCACTGCGTTGCTCCCGGAGCTTTATCCGATTCTTGTATGTTAACTACTAACCCTAACTCTTTTATTTGTTCAGCAGTTAGGTTGCTCGCGCTCGATGAATACTCATTTAATTGCGCCATCGCCTTTTCGTAATCTTCGGGGCTTAGTGTCGCTTGTAAGTTTTCAGAGATAGCTATTTTATCCCGTATTGCATTTACGGCTTCAGCGTAGGTAGTTGTTTTGTAGTCCGCTCCAAAAAACGCCCCTTTAGCTTCTTCTCTTTTCCTTTCCATCGCATCGAGAGCACCTTGAAGCTGAGACGGGGAATAGGCAAGAGAATCGACATAATTCTGTACGTCTTTTCTACTCAAGGAATTTTCTGTGTAGGTTCTGCCCCGCGCGTCGACAAACTCTCCGGTTGATGGAGAAAATCCACCGACTCCGGGAGAAAATCCTTGAAGTCGCTCCCCGTAAAGCTCTCCTGCTTTAGAGTTTTCGAAGTCGACCGTTTTTGGATCGTAACCGAGTTGTGCCGCGTACAAATTTTGGAATGTTCTCGCGTCAACATCTGTGCCGCCCACAACAAAACCTGTGGGATTACCGAAAGCATCTTTGCGGGCTTGATACGTGTAGTATGTATTACCTACCTTCATCCCAAAATTACCGGGAGCTCCCGCTACCATATCTTCGTGAGTTTTCCACATGGTTT